TTACCTGTCTGTTTAGCTAAGAGGTCTGTCTGTTTATTTAATAGATCGAATGCCATTTTCATGTGATCAGAATCCTTCGTTGTCATAACGGTTGAAGATGCTTTGTGTTTTAGCTTGCTCTGTACATTTTTCTGTAACTGTTCTTGTTTCTGTTTTTTCACTACTATCTCCTTTGGGGATATGTTGTTGATGCCAAGACTTTCCTTCGGCTAAGATCTCTATCCTTTCTGATGGAGCAATCATGTCAACCTGTATAGCTATACCAAACGCTATTACCATGTCATCATGACAGCCTCTTTTAGCACCAACTCTATTACCTGATGATGATCTTACAAATGTAAGGAGTTCACCGACTAATCTTTGGCTATTAATTGCACCTGCTTGGTCTATCAACCATTCCTTAATGCCAGATATTAACGCATTCTTTGATGAAGTATTAGTTCTCCATCCTTTCTTGTAAGTCACTCCACCATTAACTACATCATACTTTGGAGCCATGAATAGATTGCCTATATCGTAATCAACTATCTTATCAAACGTTGATAGCCCTGGCCCTGTAGTTTCGATTGCTACCCATGGAGCTTCATATGTTTCATCGTCTCCATGTGAATAGATATTATATATCACCTTGATTATTGATGCCATTAGTATTTCGTCTAACCTAGAGTAGTAAGTTGCTGCAACAGACTTAAGTTGTCTATCGTATACTATTACACAAGCAAAATCACCACCCTCAACACCTTCAACTATATCAGCGGATATGACATAGTCATGATCAACGTTTGGCTTCATATATACTACCAAGAGGTTTTCATTTTCCGGTCTCTCTCCAACCTCTTCGTATGAGAAGTCGCTACATGATAAGATGTAATAAGTTACCGGTTTGTCTTCTAATTGTCTTAAGGTCATGATATAGTCAAAAGCTACACCATCGAATACTGAACTTCCTGAACCAAGATAACCAATATTAACTTCTTGTTCCATCTCTTCTTTACTATATCTAAGCTCTTCTTTTTCATACCACGGTGACTTAAGTTTTTCTTCTGGTTTCCATTTATCACCAAGCACACCTTTAGACGCTTCATTAGGTGGAGGCCAAACACAATATAAACCCTTAGATTTTACAGGATGTAAAACCCACAACAAAGTAGTCCTGTCTGTCTTACCATTAGTTACAACATCATAATATTTATTATCTACACCACATGGTGTTCCTATCGCTATCCTACATAATGTAGCACCAGCACCTGATGTCCATGCTGCGATATCAGTATCTTTCCATTTAGAAAACTCATCATAGAAGACACCTTTATACCTACCACCAGTAGAGAATTGTGCATTATTGGATTCACCTGATAGAACTGACCCGGTTTGAGGGTTAATTAGTTTAAGTTTACTATCATGTAACCTTGTATTATACCCTTCAGGAGCAATCCATTTAGGTAGCTTTTGGATTACATATCTAAGCTTAGGAAATAATGTGGATAGATCACCTCTACTATCAACGAAGACCTCTTTCCTTGATCCTAAAAGGAAATCATTACCTGGCTCTGGGCTCAGCCAGAACCATAGCAGTGTGAGACAGATTATCCAAGTGGCGCCCATATCTCTCGATTTTTCCCATACAACGTCTTTACCATTTCTTATACTCTCTACTAGATTAAGTATAGCGTTATCTTGGAAAGGATATGTTGCAAATGGAAGGTGTGCCATAGAAGCAGTAGGTCTTGGATCATACGTGAAAAAGAATGCGTTGAAAGCGAATATGACATCTTCATGAAATAGTCTTTTTAATGATTCCTTATAGATAGGATCTTCCATGGCTTTCTTCAACATCTTGTTACGCCACAGGAGGTTTTCTCTGGGATCTTTTAAATATTTTATATCCACACTACCTCCTATTCTTCATCTGCGTTAATCATTCCCATAACATTTTCTATCAACTCATTATTAGACATTTCCTCTACTTGCTTATGGGCGTGTAAGTGTAAGAATTTCTTAGGTTCTTCAGTGTTCTGTTTTGAATAACCACCTCTATCTAATATCTCTAAGGCTATCTTAGTACTTGACTTCTCATCCTCTGTTGTCCTCATAGTGTTGAGTAACAAATCGAAAGCTTCAGCACATGAGTTAACTATAGCCTGTTTAATATCTATAACACTTGCGTCTACCATCTGATCTAGGGTAGCCTTGTACTCTTGAAAGTCTTCTCTCTTGAGCAGATTAGCTATGTATGTCCTTGATCTCTTAAACTTGATACCTAGTTGACGATTAGATGTGTTCTCCGTTGTAGTTACCATATATCGAGCTATAGCCTTCTGTGCTCCATCAAGTGGCTTAAGCTGAGGCTTTTCTTCTTCCTCTTCCTCGACCTTTGGGTTAAACTCTTCCCTGTATTTCTCAACCAACTCATTGAAGTCTTCCCGTTTACGCAGGTGACCTATAGTATTATGGTGCTTCTTGAAACGTTTCCCAACTTCTTTATGCGTCAGCCAGTTAGGTGTCTTAGCTATATGCCTGGCAATTGCTTGCTGTTCATGATTGAGTGGTCGAAGGGCCATTGTCTTTTCCTTTCCAGAAAGACCTCCTGCCACCATACTTCACTGCTAGGTAGAATTTATGGGCCATCTGTTTTCTTATCCAGTTGATCAATTGAAATTTAGAAGGGTTTTTTTTAATGGTTGTTAACATGTTATTATAAAATATACTATCGGAGTATTTTTTATCTTCACTGGTTTTTCCGAAGGCGTACATCCAATCATGTATCGCGCATGATTCACGCATACATAGACCCATGAAACGGTCAGGAACAAATATATCACCTAGCTTACCTGGGCCACAGCCCCCCTTACCTATAACATCTACAATCTGTTGCTTCGTTGCATGAGCGTAGCTGCATGGTTGGTCACCGTATATATCTGGAGTATATAGGTAATTGTATTCGGTATTCATAATTACTCCTTAAATGGAAATAGAAGATCGACAATAAAATCCTTAATCTTACATAATGTAGATCTATTATTATATGCTACAGCGTTGTATATAGTATCCTCTGTCCAGTCGTCAAGGTCTTCCAGCGTTGCTCCGTTATCCAAGAGATAAGTCATTGAAGTTGTTACCTCTGATAGAAGCTTATGTTGATGATATTGCATGAATACGATATCAGCTCTTTCTATAGCTATTCTCTCTGCTTTCTCTTCAGGTGAAATCTTACCATAATAAAAAACACCTCTCATCTCAGCCCTATCTACCGCTCTGTTAAAATCGTCGTAATCTATAATAGCCATGCTTCTAGCTACTAATTCTTCATTGGTCATAGTGTACCCTTTCATTACTGTATTTCTTCTGCTCCCATTTGTTACAGGACAATCCAGCACCAGGTTTGAATTTATGGTAATCCAGCCAGCGTTGATGGGCTAAACAGTATACACATCCTGGTGCATCATCATCTTCCTCTCTTTCTTTAAAAGTGTAGTACTGGCATGTGGAACAGTGTTTAGTTAATGATGCAAACTTAATTGCTGGCATTACATCCTCCTACCCACATAGTGAAAACCCGCAAGCGATACAATGCTTACAGCCCTCTGAATGATCTAGCGTTCCACCGCATTCCGGGCAATCTCCAATAGGTTTAACCGTAGCATGTTTAGCTAAGATATTTCCTATAGCATCAGGTATTGATTTAATTAACCCATTTGGAGTTAGGGTTGGGTCACCACTAGCTATACCACTTAGTTGGTCAATAATCCTTTCAACAGGAACGCCGCTTTTTAAGCATAAGCTAATTAATCTACCTGTAGTCTCACTGAATGCTCTAATACTATCACCAGACTTTCCAACAGTCACGAAGACATCATATAGTGAGTTATTATATTCAGTTACTGTTACATATAGAGTTCCCTGATTTAATTTAATCTTATAGGTCTTACCCTCTAACCAATCTGGTCTACCGCCCGTTCTTATATTTACGCTCGGTTCTGGCTTTACCGTATCTAACGCCTGTACATCTCTACAACCATCCCTATATATTGTAATACCTTTACAGTCTAACTCCCATGCTTTTCTGTACGCAGCTTTTACATCGTCTACAGTAGCACTATTGGGCATGTTAATTGTCTTGGATATTGAACTATCTACATACTTTTGGAATGCTGCTTGTATTTCTATATGTCTTTCCCATGGGATCTCGTGAGCTGTTTTGAATACGTCTGAAGGTATATCTGGGTCGTAATATTTATTCTGGTAAGTATAAACATCCTTACCATCAGCAGTCTTCTTAGTATAGTTAATTGCAAATATAGGTTCAATACCACTCGAGCAATCAGCTATCATACTAATGGATCCTGTTGGTGCTACTGTGGTTTTTGATTCAAGAACTGTATCTCCACTAGCATGAATACTATTCATACTTAACATATTTGCAATGTCTCCAGCAATAGCAACGGCCTCATATGAATCATAAGAGACTTTCATCTGGATCAACATATCAGCGAACCCCATAACCCCTAACCCAATCCGCTTACTCTCCAATGTAGCTTCTTTGATTTCAGGTAATGGGAATCTTGTATGATTCAATACTTCTTTGAGATAGTTAGTTCCTACAAAAATTAAGTTTATAAGTTTAGCCTCATCAAGCTTACCATTAGCAACGCAGTGAGCAAGGTTGATAGAACCTAACACACATGACTCATATGGCAGTAGTGGTTGTTCTCCACATGCATTAGTTGCTGCAAATAACTTTAACCCTTTTTCTTCTCTACCCTCATTAATAGTATCTATGAAGATTATCCCAGGGTCACCAGTCTTATGTGCCTGTGTGGCTATCGCATCAAATAACTTGTTTTCTGATTCATATCCTAAAAGAACTCTCTCCATAAAATCATTGGTAACTGAAACGGATATATTAAAGTTTTGAAGTTTCTTGCCGTCAGATTTACAATGGATAAAGTCTTCAATATCTGGATGTCCAACATTAAGGATACCCATACTAGCCGCACGTCTTCTACCTCCCGCCTTAATCTGGTTAGATGCCTCATCGAATACATGCATAAAAGATACTGGCCCAGATGCCACTCCGTTAGTCCCAAGTACCTTTGAATTGTTACCTCTTAATGGTGAGAAGTCTATACCTATTCCACCACCATATTTAAATACTATGGCACATTGCTTTATTGTTTCAAATATATCTACCAAGTCATCCTTTATAGGTAAGACATGACATGCTGCAAGATACGGCGTATCAGTACCTATGTTCATTAAGACCGGAGACGATGGTAGGAAGTCAAGGTTAGCAATGGCTTGTCTGGTCTCATCCTTAAAGTCATCGTCCACTATAGAGACAAGTCTACCGACAAGGCCATCGAAATCCTCACCTTCTTGGTAGTACCTTGACTGTAGTAGTTTTTCTGCGTTATCTGTTAGTCCTTGTTTTTTCAATTTAGAATATTTCCTATTTTTTTTTAATTAATCGAATAGTATTTAGATAAATTTGTCAAGACTTATTTCAATTAAAAGATTTTATATCATCCAAAACGCAATGAGGTCTCTTATCAGCTTCTATTAGAGCATCTTTAACTCTACAAGCTCCTTCAAAAGCTTTATAACTGCCGTGATATTTTTGTTTACCTCCATAACTTGTATGCTGAACATCCCACATTCCTTTGGATTTATTAAAAGTAACACCTGATTTTCCGGATGTGTTATCACTTTTTTCCTGAGAATTACAGTGGTGTCCTATTTCCATTAAGTTATCAATTCGATTATCATCCCGAACATGATTGATATGATGGATTTCATTTTCTGGAAAATATCCTTGAGTATAAAACCATGCAAGTCTATGTGTAAGGTAAGATTTACCGTTAGCTCTGATTTGTCGATAACCAGACACCTTATTCAAACTCCCAGCAAGCGCACCAGTTTTTACATTTTTTGCTACATCCTTTAACCAATAAAAGTTACCAGTATCGGGATCGTACCTCAGAATTTCTTTTAATTCTTCCTGTGTTAATCGTGTCAGGCTCATTTGTCTTCCTTTTTAAAAGCATAGACCCTAGCTCTATGTTTTTGTTTACGAATGGTGTCTGGGTGTACTTGTATATGGAAATGCTTACCTAAACCAACATCATGATAAATACATACCTGTATATACTTCCTTCTTGGGTCATAAATAAAAGCTTCATTAATAAGAGTAGCCACACGTTCTGGGTCATCGAATATCCAGCTTCTTACATCAACCGCACGTAAAGGTACTACCCCATGTAGGTCATCCGCATGCATCTTCTTTCTTGATGACTCAGTCATAGTCACCTCTATACCAGAGTCTAACATGAACTGGATGACTTCCATCAGTATTGGGTGAGTCTCAACTGCAAATCCCTTTAAGACTTCTTCGTCTTTAAAACTAATCTTTAACATTAGCAGCTACTCCTCTTCACTGTTTTCTCTATCTGCTTCCCTCATTGCATCTGAGTAAAATGACATTACTGCTTTTTGTATTATTTCCTTAGACCTCCTATCAGTTTCCATAGCTGCATCTGAAAGCTTTTCTTTCCTAAAGAATTTAAAGATATTAAACATTATTATTCCTCACTGTCAGCGAACTCTTGTTCCTCGAAGTTCTCTTTAGATACCATCTTCACGTGTCCACATGATTTACATTTGATAAGGTAACATCTCTTCTTAAGGAAAGTATCTGGATCATAAAGCATATAACCCATATCCACAACTATCTGTCTGGCGTCTTCTCTAATTTTTTCCAAAAGTCTTCCTCCTCGTTATTAACTCCAATATCAAAGACATCTTTAAAAAATGTATCTATAACCTCATTTAATGTCATAGCTCTGTAATCATCATTATCTTCAAGTGATACCGTTTTTATCTTATCGTCTTTCATATTACACCTCATTATATTGAATCTCTTCCACCACCAGCGAAAGCTTTAGCGTCCAGGGCATCGTATAGGTCATCATATCTACCTATAATAACATTATCTTCTGGGTTTATATTAGATGTTTGAACTATCCAGTCTGGCGAATCTTGGTCTCTGTCTTTGTGTATTACTATTCTTTTCATTGTATTTTCCTGATTTAGGATTATCTCTATACAGTAGTAGTTCTGCCTCACCATTATTATGTACCATGATCTCTACATAATCATAATCAAAGTAACCATTAGTACAAACCATATATCTTATAGCCCTGTATTGCTTCGTCTTCCGTCTAGTAAAAATATGGCTAGTGATTTTACAAGCCGCTACCATCTCTTTAACTTCTTGCTTACTAAAAACCATTGTATCATATAATATATATTCCCTAAGCATTGTATCTCCTTTCATGCTCTTTATATAGGGATAACCCTGCTCCACCATTATTATACATAGTAATCTCTGCATAATCGTAATCAAAAAACCTGCTGACTTAACATAACTTGAGTAGACCATTTCTCAACCCTTCGGTAGTGAGTATTGTAATGGAACACTTCTCCATTATTTATAGCATAGACCAACCAAAACGATTTTCTATAATAGATATTATCTAATTTATTTCTAACACAGTAATTTGTTAACTTCTCCATCTCAAGCTTTCTACATACTGGAATATCTTTTAAAGAATCTGTTGTTACGGATTCCATTATATCTCCTTATATAAAATTTGGACGCAACTCGGTCATATAGACTATACGTGGTACCCCTACAGGGCAGCCACTACAGACTTGGATATATTTAAACATTAAGTAAATACACTTAATAACTTATAGGTTATCACTCCTACACTTTACACTCAGCAATATTGTTCAACCATGTCTTTATCGATGACCTTAATTAATTTCGGGAAGGTAAAGAACCGAAGGTAGCTGAGGCCATCTTCACTCAACACTTGAATACCACGATATAACCACTATTTATCCAGGGAGTGAAGCTGAATTCCACTCAACTGACATCCGTCTATTAAAGATGGACATGGTGTATGATTTGTTCTATATAAGCTTTACTATTCCAAACGCACAGCCTTTCGGTGTGTCCTTCTTTACCCTGTCTGTTATGAAAAGGATGACGCAGAGTATATTAAAATCCTATATCGCTTTTTTATTCGAGAGAACTCAGGGAAAAGTAAGCGCTGTAAAAACCTTAAAAAAAGAAGTATTCCTTCCCTATACACTTGTCCAAGCTGAGACCTTTTTTTAACACACTTATCTCCGCAATCGTATAGTATACATACTTAAGATGAATAAATTATATACCGGCAATCTTTCTTTTCCTATTTTCCCTCCTTAATCTTCTCCTCCTTTTTTTATGTTTAGTAAAATCTTCCTGTGTCATTGGATAAGGAACAACTCGTTTCCATCTATTATCCCTCACTCTAGTATCTTCATCGAGTAAGGCTACTAAATCATCTTCAGCACATGGTGGATGTGTCTTAAGGTGAGCATCTCTTGCGTTGAAAATATCGCTTGTAGTTATCTCTCTACGGGTTATACCTTTTGTAGAGTAAAACCTTTTTCTCCTGTGAAGCACCCTATCATAAAGAAGCTCTGTAGCTGACTCACCTGTTTCGGTCATCTCAATCCACATCATATTTGTTATTTCATCGAAGAAGGTTCTATCAGACTTGGGGCTTACTTTTGATTGTTTCAGGAATGCCATGATCTCATTGTATCTTTCCACTAAACCTCCATGACTTTAATCTTAAACCTACCAGATGATTGTGGAGTTATTGTAATCTCAAAGCCACCTAAAGTAGTGGGTGGAAAATTTGCTAGCTCTGAATAACTAGTCACGCCTTCTTGCATTGTCTTAAGAAATGTTCCACACTCTATAATATATCTTTCCTTTGCTATGAAGTTGCGCTTCCCAGAAATACTAAATTGCGGATAAGCTCTAAAGACCTTTCCGTGTGAATGACCAAAAAGAAATATGTCCGCATCGTAAGACTTGAGGTCTTTCTCATATCTAGTTAAACTTGCACCACCAGTTCTACCTCCACCTGCTCCGTGGTGTGCTCGTATACGAATAGTTCTACCAGCTGCACCACCCTTACTCAAGGCTAACTTATAATAACAAGAATAGCCAGCGTAAAGTATGTTCAGAGCCTTACAAATGCGCCTGATTGGATCAGTACCTGAGTGTTTTAGTATAGTTGCTTCGTGATTACCGGTTCCAAAACCTATAATCTTGTCTTTAATAGGGCTTAAGAGGTCACAACCCATTTCAATTTGTTCATCTATAATAGCTGAAGACATTGTTTTGTCAATGCTCTTACTGTATCTTGGATCCTTAACTGTTACTGCATCCAAGAAATCACCACCACCTATATAAAACAGGTTGTCGTCACGACAAGAAATAAAGGTCTTGAGTGCGTGTTCATCACATAAGGCGTTACCTATATGACAATCGTACAAAGGACGCAGCCTGATAGTCTTAAATTTGCTGTAGTCTATTCTCTTGTAGATAACCTCCATCATTAACCTCCTTAAGTCTTTCCAGTTTATACATCCCTTTAAACGTATGTTTAGCTAATACTTTGATAACCTTTCCACGTTTAACTATAAGCTTTATGTCACCATCTTCATGCTTTAACATACAATCAATAGACATTCTATCTTTCATAGCTATCTCTAGGGATATACAGAGATTAGCCACACTTGGTGTTCTATATTCTCCATGGTAGAGCATGTAATCCTTGATATATTTAAACGTTTCGACCTTTGTCATGTTCCAGTCTCCATGAAGCTTCGATTAATATTAGGTAAACACGTAAGTCTCCGAACTTCTCTTTAATTAAAAGTAGATCTTCCTTTCTGTCATACTCTATAATATCCATGACACCTACTAACTGTTTGATCGCAGCATCCCACGCACCTTGTTGTAGAGTTCTATTTTTAAGTCTACCCATCTCTTTAAAGGTGTGGAAAGGATCTAACCCTATCATATATTCTATACCCTTAGCCGATATTGTATCTCTTGTCTCCTGTAAAATATCGTCAATTGTTTCATCAAAGCTTTTCATATTATACACCTTAACTGTATTTAATTTGATCTATATCCGAAGTAGTCATTGGTATAGACAATGTGTCTACGACTTCACCTCTTTTAAACGCTAAACATAGATAACCATCGATTGAACCGAAGCTTATTTCGGCTGTTAGTTTATTCTTGACCGCAGCTTCTACGGCTATGATAAACAAAGATAGTTCATCAGTCTCGTATTCGTGGTATCGATTTAACTCGCTCTGTACTATATCACTTACAATGCTCATACATACCCCTATCTATTTAAACTTAACGCTTCTTAATATAAGTTGTTAGACATAATTTCAAAGAAATCATCCAGATCCATGCATACAACTGGTTTAGTTCTGTTCTTTCCCATGACCAGTAACCACATAGTGTCAGGCATTATGTTGCTCTTAGCCTGATCTATAAAGGATGGCATAGTCCATTTCTCACAGTTCTTACACTCAATGCTGAACGGGAACTTATCTCTAGCTTCACCTATTAGCTTAACGTCTACGCCGGATTGTGACATCTCTCTTGACTCTATTAAACAGTCTTTGCCATGAGGTATCCCTGTTAGTTCAGAGATCTTCTTAGCTACTAACTGTTGGAGTTTACGTCCTTTTGCTTTAGCTGATGATGTTTTCATATTCCGAAGATAGCCCCCTTTGGTAAGTTAAGTAACTGTTCAACAGCATCTGCCTGGTGATCGTAAATATGTGCACCTGAGCTAGTGTAATACATACAGCCATCATCAAGTTCTGCTCCATAAGCTACGATATCTTTAATGACTGCCAGGGATGCTATATTGGCTAAGTAAGCGTTAAAAATGTCGTTAGATCTAAAGGTTATATATCCGTTAAGTTTACCATTAACCACTTTAAGCTCCATTTCTCTTAAGCATGGTGGGTGATTAAGTTCTATATCGGATGGTCTTGCAACCTGAAATACTACTTGATTTGTATATGGATCTCTCTTTAATATTTTTATGGCTGTATCTATTTGGTTTGATAACCGCTCTCCATAAGAATATTCTTCGTTATCTTTCTTAGTATTAAATAGTAAATCATAGATGTAACCTTCCAGAAAATCATTATCAACAGGGTTAGGAACTGTACTTCCTTCTGGAATTGCATTAATCATATTATCGTGATTACTATCATAAGGAAAACATATTTTAATCATTGCCATATCTAGCTGCTTACGACAAGAACCTTCGAAGGAACCCCTGTCTATCCTATATATGTTACCTTCAGTCGCTATAGCTCTTAGGAGTTGGTTCCAAGAATCCGGGATATCTCTACATATTGCTGTAAACATATAACCTCCTATTATGGCGGAGTTACCCGCCAAGTGTTTATTAGAATGGTACTTCGTCTTCTTTTGGGGTTGGTGGAGTTACTTCCCGCTTGTCTTTTGATGGATCTTCATGACCATAAGCGGATGCCATCCTTTCGGTGCTGCTATTTCTGTCGTTCACCATCCATTCGTTCATCCATTCTGGGTCTGGGTCATCTATCATGATAATCCTAGGCTCTTCGCTAGGTTTAGCGGCTGTCATACCCTTCATAAGAGGTGTTATTCCTGCAACTTTTGCATATGTATCACCACCTTCAAAGCTATCATGGATAATATTCAACATACAACTCTTACCTAGTATATTTTTCAAATCAAATCCATCTTTCTCTTCTTTAGTAAAAGGTCGTGACCTCCATCCTTCTAGGTCTTTAGCTAGGTTAGCTTTCTTACCTAGAGACATTGAGTAATACCTCTTAGAAATTCTCCCTGGCCTAGTAACTTCCTTACCGGTTTCTTCGTCTTCATAGGTGTATGTTTCGTCTGGTAATTCCCATACAATCCTAATGTGACGGGATTCTTTATTATACTTTTCGGAAAAGTGAGTACCTAGATCTATAATAGTGGTACATACCGCTCTATACACTGCTGCATCTAAAATACTACGCTCTCCAGCTTCTGACGTTGCAATTAAACTCATAGTTTTCTCCTGTTAAAATTCATCTTACGATTAGTTTACCTGCTTTCCTATCCATCATTTTACAAGCTTCTTCAACTTCGCATAACGCACACTTCCTGCCATCCCAACTTTGTTCCGAAGTACAGATATTACTATAACCTGTTTCGAAAGCCTTGTCAACATCTCTCTCCAAGTAATTATAAAAAGTTTTCACCTCCTCGTTTCTTATCCTAGGTATATCTATCATCATGATATTATTATCAATACCATTATTCTTTGCCGAAAACGTCCCTCCATCTCTTACGAAAACTTGCAATTGCATCCTGGAAATCTTATAGTTATTAGCTTCAAGCACCATCCTATAACAGTTTTGTTGTAGACTTACCCCGTGCAACTCCTTCCTGGCCATAGCCCTATTGATAGTTTTCTCGTTATAGTTCTTAGTCTTAAGCTGACCTGTCTTTGTACCACTCTTATAATAAACTTCGTTGCCATTTTTATCTAGCGCCGGTATCCTTACTTTATTAACCGAGATACCTAAGATCTTTTGCACATGATATGAACCAAAAAACTTATGATCTACTAGAATGTGATACCCCTTCTTGGTTTCGTCTGGCTCTACTAGATCTGCTGTACCACTTATCCAGTCATCCTTAAGTTTCACTTCAGTTAGCGCTTTTTCAATTGGATATTTCTCAAGCTCTGCGTGAAGGATTGTGCCGAACGTAGACCAAACGCTGCTGTTAATATTGATAGCGTAGTCGGTGGTAGCTTTTAAATAGATCTCTCTAGCACTATTTGCTGCCATAGATGGAGATACTCCCCTATATTTCCTAACCCCTGCTACGATATTAAGGTAAGACCTACTAGCGCATCGTTGGCTTGCTCTACACCCTCTATCTCTTAGGCATTGTTTGATAGGTATCCTTCCTCCGTCTGGGCATATAAACTCTGTCGCTGGCATTATACCCTCTCTATTAAAGAGTCAGCAGTTATTAAATATCCCGTGGAATCTAACTCGATATCGTCTACACTGGATTGCTCGCCTTTAGAATTTAAATAAGTTACGATTAACTCTTTAACTTCTTTATGACTGATATGAATTACGGTACTAACTGTTCTTATCATGTTTATCCTCCATAAATAATAGGGTCTTGATCATATACCTTTTGGTATCTACCTTCAAAAGCCAAAGTTGAATGCCATAACTCACCATCCCGTGCTTTAAGACATGCAATCTCAAGTTCCATAGAACCTCTAGCCTCAGTGTGTAACATAAAACATATATCTGCATCAGCTTCCAAACTACCTGAATCTCTAAGACTACTTAACTTTGGCTTCGTATTATCTTTGTTCCTGCTTAATTGTGCAAGAGCTATAACTGGGACATTGTATTCCTTAGCCATAGACTTTAAGGCACTACTAATAACTCCAAGTTCAAGGTTTCTATTGCCCGTTTTTGCCTTAACATGCATCAGTTGTACATAATCTATAAAGATAGCTGATACTTTATTGCTCATTGTATATGATGCCATGAAAGATTCAATATTCTCAAGGGATTTAAAGAATGGCTTATCTATAACAACAGCGCTTGACTCACTTACAATATTGAGGGCGTGGTTTAATTTATCCATTTCGCTATCGTCTAAGTTGGCTTTCTTTAGACTGGTTAGACCTATTAATCCAGCACAAGCAAGTCTCCGCATCATTACAGCCTCAGAGCTCATCTCTAAAGAAAAGAATATACATTTACCGTCATAATTCCTTGAGATATGCTCAATCATATTCAAGGCTAAGGCTGTCTTACCTATTGATGGTCTAGCCGCTATTAATATTAAAGTTTTAGGCTCAAGGCCATACAGCATACCATCTATAGTCTCTATCCCTGTTAAGCATCCTATTGTATGATTCTTAGTTGTCATCTTTCTTTGGATCTCTGAGTAAACATTTTGAGCTACTGTAAGATTAGACTCAAGGACTCTATCCTTCCTGGCATCCAGAAGCCGAACCCGTTTCTTGATTAAAGTAAGTATGTCCGGTGTTTCTTTATTGGTCTGGCTAATCCATGCCTGGATCTCCATGCCTAGATCAGAAACCTTGCGCCTTACTGACATATCCCTTAATGATTGAGCATGCTGTTTAATACCTGCTGAAGTTGCTACATTCTCGACAATTAAAGAGATCATTTCTATCGGTATAAACTGTGCTTTATTATGTTTTTCCAGAAATCCTTTAATAGATAGCATATCGTTACCAACTTCAAGGATTGCCTTGTAGATTTCTATATGCTCAGGTGCGTAAAAGTCTTCTGGCTCAATAATCTCTTTAACTTTCACAAGGGCTTTGTCTCCAGCCAGCAATATGCCTCCTAATATAGCTTGCTCTATGTCATGTGAATAGACCTTGATTGTCATAATTGTTCCTTACTATTTCTTCTTGGTTTTTGCCATATAAACAAGGTAATCAATAAGAAATGAATTAACATTGTCCCATTCTGTATCAATGTGCCCATATTTATTGCCGTCCAAGTCCTCCGTATGACGGGTTAAGCCATGTCCACTTGCTACATAGACGTATTTATATGTTTCCTGCGGTATCTCTAGAACCCCTGCGTCACATAAGATACTAAGGTCTTTATAAAAAGTGTTCATATCTTAACCTCATTATAAAACGCATGTAATAAAAGATCAGCCATCTTTTCGGTTACTGAATAAGGACTTTCGGTTAAGTTGATGACATGCTTTAATCCATCGTCTTTAGTTACAACAATTTTAAACCTTAGTAGATGGTCTTCAACATAACACATAGTTGTGTTGTTTATATGAAACCATTTTCCTTTAATACGCTCAAGTATATATTCTGTTTTATATAACATTGTCCTCCTAAGTTATCTCGTTCAACCAAACCATAAATCCAAGAGGTACATTATGCCAGGCAGTGAACCCTTGGTACTCAAAATCCACCGTCATGGGGCTATACATTTCGCCCGTTCTTATATTAAATCTGTCTTCATCGACATATCGATGTAAACCTCTTTCACTAAATGTATACTTTTCGGTACATACATTGTACGGAATTATAACACTATCTTTACACATTAGCTCCTTAGATACAGTGCTTTTTATGATAGCTCTACCAATTTCTCCATTCATATTATTCTCCGCTTATCCTTTTTAAGTATCCCATTTATCTGGTTTAGTGTGAAAAGCTCCTACTGCATCTTCCCATCTTCTATTATTAATGTACGTGGTCAACATTGGGATATATTTACCCTTGTCATTAAGCCAACTATCGTCTTGTTTTCTTTCTCCTATATCTGTTAGTATTTCATTTAACATTTTTTTATTTAAGCTAAGAGACGATAAAGACTTTAATACCATAGGCTTAGATACTCTTTTGCCGGATGGGTAGGCCTTCCAAATGAGCTCCATAGCCTGTCTTAATTCTTCACTATATTTAAGTGTCGCTTTCTTTGCTCTTGCCTTCTTATGCGGTACAAAGACAGCTCCTGTTTCTTCAATGTAGATGAATCCACCGTAGACTTTTCTAACCTTTCCGTCGCCAGGAAGACTTAACAACTCGTTTAGTTTTAATTTATCCATATCAACCCTCTACATTATTAAGATACACCATAAAGCCAAGAGGCACACCATCCCATTCCTTATGAAAGTCAAGTGTTATTTCCCTATCACCTTCAGGCTCAACGTCTATAAACCTTGATAAACCGCTACTTGTGCATAGATAAAATTCGTTATATGAATTATGTTTAATTCCTACATTCCTTTTCTTTATAAGTTTATCCTTTTCCTTATCTCTTAAGGCTTGTCTAGTGTCCATTGCAACCTCGTTACCATGTATAATTTAATTTAAGATACCAAGAAGGGAGAGCGCATGACCTATGTTTTTCTAGCGTTTCTTTATATTTGGCCATAGGGATGACGCAATCAACATACCTTGCTGGCTTATTTGGATCTTCACCAACCCAAGGGCTAAAGTTTGAGATAGCTTTGTACGGCCGTCCTTTATCTAATTTCTCTATTAAGTCATATTCTCCAATCATACACATATAATTAATCATATCTACAAGATTAGGTCGTGAAGATGCTTGACGCTCCATAGATTCAACTACTTCCTTGTGGATTGCTGTTATGTCAACATCCTTACCGCAACCCGTTAAATCCCTTATCATGTTCTCAATCACTTCACTTTCATTTTGAGTTATCATTGTTATATCCTCCTAGGTATTTTAGTTAATATTTTGTTATACCTATTACTGATTATTTGTTTAATTGGTTTACTTAATGGTTTCAAAACTTCACCATATCTATTTGTTTCCATTTTCTATTTCCTCTAAAAGTTTAAGACAACATGCCCTTGGCAATTCACTGGTAACTCTTTGAAAGTCTTCTAGGTATCCAACATTACCACATTCAGAGCACCTATATGCTTTAACTGTACCTCTTGTATATCTTTCATTAGACCATACCGGGAATGAATCATAATAAAGGGCTTGCTTAATAGCTCGTACATTGTAATCAGCGCCATTAATTGTAAATATCTGCGTATCTCCTACATCACGACCATTCGACCATCTCAATTCCCTTTCATAGGTGAATAGCTCGAGGCATTCTTCTCTTGTTAAATGGTCTATCCCTTCCATTAAGTTTTCCATTAGTCACCTATAACCTTTCTGTAAAGATAATCCACTTGTTCAATTCCTACCTGTTCCCATGTGCTAAAACAGTTAGAATACTCAGTGTATCCTTCAGGCATTTGCACATCTACGGATACATCAAGACCGGATCTATGTGCAAAGTAACGGGCTTCATTAACCGTAAAGCAACCTTTCTTGATTAACGCCTTTATCATATCTTCCTGTTTCATCTTTATCTTTGCCTTTCTATATTCTTTTTCTTCTATCATTTCCCGTAAAAGGTCTTTATGATTCGCTAGCATGTTATTCTCCCTAACTAAGGTAAAGTTTAATTAAGTCTTTGACATAATAAAGTTTCTTGTCAATTGCTATCCTTCTATATCCTCTATCTAGCCGATAGTTCCCAGCGGTACTACCTATGCTCCTGTTGCCTTGACTTACATTCCATGTAAAAGACTTAGTATATTTATTATATGTCAATAATTCTTTGAGTCTTTCTTGTGTTAATCCTTTCATAGACTACTTTCCTTTACCCACAAGTCATTACTGGGAAGCTATTATAATGATATGACCTAACTATATCTAGGACATCGTACATCCTTCCTAATACCTTAACCTTGTCTACCTTCATTAGGTTAATTGTAGTGTCTCTATTAGCTGTATTCGTCTTCCAATAAAGTTCCATCTCATGCTTATCATACATAAAAAGCCTTCTACATCTTTCTGCGGTTAAATGTTTTTTCATGATTTTCTCCTATCTCCTTTAAATATTTAAGGCAACATGCTCTAGGTAATGGATTAGTCACCTCTTTAAGTTGTTCAAGCCGTCCACTTTTACCGCATACAGGGCAAGAATATAACAGCTCGAAAAGCCTGGTGTCTTCATTAAAAATAGCGGTATTATTATACTTATCTCTTGCAAATACTACGTTTGTTAAATGGCTATACACCATTGTTATTGACGGCTTATGCATTTCAGGGTAAACACTATTTTCGAAATTATACATATTTTACCTAATAGGCCATACTGGAAAGCGGTCAAGGTGAAACGCTGATTGTATATGTTCCTTTTTATACTCAGCACCATTAATGTCAAATACTTCAATGTCATCTAAGCTCATACTGTACCTTGTTTTATTTTTCCACTCTAACTTTCCATAATTAAACGCAAAGATCTTTTCACATTCTGCCTTTGTTATAGATTTTTCGTTTGGCATTATCTTTTCTCCATAACGCATACTTTATAAGGTATTTTCCATATAACTTTATAGTACGTCTTTGATGTCATACATTCATTAAGCAATAAGATAAATATAAATAATAGTATCGATAGAATCAATGTTGTTGCCGCTAAAAATACCCTATTCTTTCTTATTCTATTTTTAATCATCTAATCTCCCTTTTTACTCTGTTTAGGGCGCTTACTAGTTTCCGTCTTGTTTTAGTTAAATCTGATAAAACTTCGTCTAGATTTTTTTGAGCATCTCTTAACGCTTGCCTATCCTTCCTTACTTTATTGGTTATCTTCAATTTATCTATTAAAGGTTTTACTGATTCAAGTATTTCATCGAATTGGGTATCTTTTACCATGACTAGTTCCTTTCCCTATAAAGACTTAAGATTGATTAGTGTTGTTGTGTCTACAGTGTCCCATGGCTGCGTGATAAACTTTCTATCTGTATCAGGCATGACCATTGCTATCTTCAAACTATCCTCTGTATATCGGTATAATATCATTGATGCTCCACAATCTAGTAAGTCGAATTCTCTTTCAACCAAGGTCTTAACTAACCTATTCTTGAGTTCTGTCATGATATTCTCCCTATTAGACCAGCATAGCCTTTGCGCTTAAGTCATTATTGACAATAATATGTGAACTTCTAACTTTATCATATCCTTGCTTATTTAACTTATTAGCAAATGCTTCGCTTATAAGACCAAAGCATTTCTGCCTATTTGATTCGTCGGCTATAAAGTCAATCACCATCTTGCAGACTTGAGCTTTTGATGCTCTCTTTATATTTATCCGAGGTCCTCTTTTAAAGTCTAATGTGACTGAAACAGTACTCATTTCAATATCAACTATAACGTTTTTACTCTTAACACTAGAATAACCGGCATTTATCATGTAATCTGCGAAGGATTCCCTAAGAAGACCGTTGGGCATTGGATGACTAGGGCATCTTTCCAGGAAATCGTCTATAATCCTGTTATGGTCAACAGGCCCTACAGTGTAGATTAAACTAGGTTTCTTGTTTTTATTGACTACTATCTTTACATCTAGTTTTATCTTTTCCATGGTTAACCTCTTATATGATAGATAGCAAGGACATTGTCCAGGCTAAGTTTACTCCATCCGGCTTTAAGTTCTCTGAAACAGTTCCCATTACCCATATCTCTATAAATCTCAAGTCCTTCCTTTGTGCAAAAACCTATTAATCCATCATCATCAAAGGCTATGCTTTTCTTTATAAGTGCTTTAATTGTTGCTTTCTTTATATCCATTTCTTTTACCCTTCATAGTCTATTGTGCCAGTAAGATATGTTGCATAACCTTTCCATTCTTTAACCTTTGTCAATAGTCTTTCTATTTCTTTATTCTTTAGTTCGATAACATGTCTTAAGTCTTCTATTCCTTGGTCTCTATAATCCATTTTATGGTCTCCTATGATCTCATTAAATCTCTTAACATTATATAAGCTAGTGCCAGGATGCATATTGGCGTTATCATAATTATCTCCTGTTAAGAAGTCTTTGAATGTCTACGTGATCAAGAACTTCATCATTAGCCTTGGTAATCTTTGCTTCTAACTTATCTAACCCTTTCTTAACACTTAACCCAAAACCGACACACAATGAGCCTAGGAAGATGGCAGATGCTACACCTACTATTATCTTTGTCTTAAAGTTATCCATGGTTACTCCCTACTTACCTGATTAAGAGTAAACTACAATTGTTGCCTGCTGATTGTTAATTCTTACTGAGCTGGCATCGGCCAGACCATCTTCTCTAGATGAAACTGCCTGAGCTATAACCTCTTGCCTCATTTTATTAGTGATACAGTTAATACAATTACCTTTGGCAATATAATCCTCAAACATTTTGATCAACTCTTTAGTGGTCACTCTGATTGTTTTACTATGAAATGAAACGTACTCTTCATTTCTATAACGATCTTTTGATCGTATGTTAAATGTTCTCATGATTGACTCCTGTGATTAAGTTAAAGTTAATTGCGTTTGTTGGCATCTAGTAGTGCGAGACTCATGCCAAACTAGGTGAAAAGGTCAAACTATTTCATAAGTGATTGATAATGCTAGGTTAGGATTGATTAAGGTGTGTTATACTATGAAAGGTGATAGTGTGAAGTCGTAACGTAAAATGTACCACAAAGTGGTAAAAGGTGGGATGTTAGGTGGTAAAAGTGGATGTTAGGGTAAGAATAACAGTGACTTATAAAACAGGAGCAATTATTGTAACAAAGTGACAATTTTTGTCAATGTATCAATGAGGCACTTTGAGACACTTTTTGAGACACTTGAGACAGTTTATTGAGACATTTATCAAGGTTTATCAGGGATTGGGCCAGCTTAGGATGATCTATACCATTATATAAGAGAGGTTAGGGTTTGGATTAGGACAGGTTTGGGCAGAAAGGTTATCCTACCATCCCTCTATCCACGCCTAGAACCATCTCTATCCCCACATAATCTCGTATTATCCCATATCTAGTGCTTACAATCTCTAGTATACCAGATAGAGTAAAGTATACCATTATATAAGAGCTCCATATGTGATTTATCAAATCACTACAGCGATCTTTCGATCGCATAGAGCCACGAGGTTGGACGTTCTCCACCTAACCTAGGCCTAGGTATGGGCTAATATCAGGATAGGTTGGGATAAATCTAGATATTTCTAGATAGTTTTATTAATATCTTTATATAGATTGATATATAGTTAGACACACCTAACCAAGTTAGACATACCTAGCCAAGTTAGCCCCACCTA